CAAGGTCACGGACCTTGTCAGGGTTTGCACCAATGGTCTTGTTAAGTCGACCGATCGCGCCTTCAACGGCATCAATCGGGATGCCGATATCGCCTGCGGCTTCAATGTAACGCGACGCGTCTTCAACGGCCAGACCTGTAGCGTCAGCAAATTTACCTGCTGAGATTGCCATGTCTTGGAACGCTGTGATTCCGTCAGCAACGAACTTGCCCACTGCGGCACCAGCTGCGACTGCAAAAGTTGAAGCATTAGCGGCGACTGCGTCTAAAGCGACTTTGGAGCCTGCCTTAAACTTTCCGATACCACCTTCAGCGTTACCGACAGCAGTTTTAAAATCGTTAAACGCGGCTTTAGCGTTCTTGATGCCCGTATCTTCAAGGCTAGTAATGATCGGAATGTTGATTGCCATTAGCGAATCCTTGCCATCTCTTGGTTTGCTTTAAGCATTACGGCCTTGATTGTGGAGTCCATTTCTCGTTCAATCATAGACAACGAGTCCGATGCTTTAGCCCACATAAAACGCGACGGTTCACCCGGTAACAAACTTGCGAACATAGGACGCCGATACTTGGGTTCACGCCTAGACGACGACCCTCCAGCCTTCCCAGCCATGTCTACAATCGCCACAGGCGCGCCCTTAGTCGTAATACGAACAATGTTGACAGGGACACTCATACGGGGCTCGTTGACGTTCCTACGGGGCTTACGGGAGTCAATCTTGATCACTGAGTTCTTGCGGTTGTTCCACCCGGTGCGCCCGTTATGAGCCATTCCAGACAGCGGAGGTGATGTCGAGATTGACTGGTTAATCTCGGCCAACAACGGCTTCAGGATGTTGCGGATGTCTTTGTTCAATTCACGCTTAAGTAAAGGGTTAATCTTGCCAAGTTCTCTCAGCGTTTCGCCCACACCTTTCACCTGAATTGTCATCGCTTGCTCTCGTTCTGCTCGATTATCAACCTGACCATTTCATCAATGATCTGGGCTGGTGTTTCCATCAGGTCCAGTGGACTGATGCCTGTACGAACAGCGAGCTGCGCGATCAGGTTGGTTGCTCGTCCTGCTGGCCCGCTTTGGCTTTTGGGAGGAACGTGATATCCATGACGTTCTCTACCCAAGTGCTAAACAACGGGACAACTATTTTCTTTGTTCGTAACGCATCCCAAGCCAACCATGCGAGGGGCTTGAATTTCATGTCTTCTAAGAAACGGCCCACGGAGAGCGTGGGGTGATGATCTTCCCATCTGCACGCAACTCCGTAAGTGATCGGTGCTTCAAATGTTTCACCGTCAGCCATCTCTACTCTTAATGTCATACCAATCATGTCGGGGTCCTTTTGTTAGTTGTTGATTACGGGGTGACGTCGCGTACCCAAGTGCCACCGACATAATTCACGCTGACTTGGCTGAGTTCTCCTACGGTCGTAACGATCGGAGTAAACGAAGACAACATGGCATTAGTAATCGTATATTCGGGGTTACTTGCAGACTCCGTGCTACCTGATGGTGAGATGACCAGAGTGGTGGTGCCGTCGCCGACCTGATCGAAAAGCGTTGCTTCAATTTCGCCAGTGCCGTAGTTCATGAACATCGTCAAGGTGACGTTGACCATTTGGAGGCCCGACACGAAACGGTGTCCAGTGTCTCCAAAACTGGTTGATTCAAGTTGGTCGTAGCCGATTTCCAACGAGGCCGCGTTGGTGTTCTGAGTGACGTCCACGCCACCAATAAGAACGGTTGGGTTGGACAGGTAAACGGTTTTTGTAGTGGGCATTGTTTGTCCTTTATGGGATGCGCTTGGAAGCGATTCTGATTGTTAAATCGTATGCGGGTAGTTCTTGTGAACCGATCTGAGCGAGCGAAGGTGAGCCACTCAGAACGGCGATAGGGCTGTTCATGATTGTGTCGACCACTCCGAGGATGTAGTCGGATGAGTCTTGGTTGCCGGGTGGCGCGCCAAGGACTCGGAGATCGACGGTGATGTCTGCGATTTGGTTGTTAAAACAAGTGAACGTCGGTAATTCCACAAACACTGTGAGCGGACGTGCGTTGCGCGGATCGGTGACAGGCTTAAGTCCCAACGCTGTGAGCGATGCTGACACGGTGTCAATGGTGTCTGTGAAGATGCCTGCCACATTAAGCCACCTGACTGCGTTTGACGCCGAGCAATTGGTTCACGCGTCCGAGAGTCATCAGCGGTGGTCCGCTCATGTCACCAAACGAAGCGTATGAATCGCCAGTAGTTCCGCGTTCACGGTACAGGCCTGCCGCATACAAGGTGGTTCCCAACAGCACTGAACTGTCAGGGACAGTGGTGAGACTGTCGTGGTAACCAGCCTGCACGCGACGCTTGAAACACCAGGAGTTCGCAGCTGCGACACAAGTCGTGAGGAACGCGGTGTCATTTGCCGTGGCCGACGCGATCCCAAGAAACTCAATTACTGGTGCAGTAGATGAGAGCCAAGTGCAGGACTGGGTCCATGTGACTGTTCCTGTCGCTGCAGATCTTTGATAATCGCTGAAATCTGATTTGACGAGCAACTGGTTCTCAATGACGATTTCGTAGTTGTATTCAAAATCGCCTTGAGAATCAACACCAATGAAATAGTAAGTAGGGACAGCCTGAACGATGTAAGTCGCATCAAAGTTATTTCCTACCCCGGCAACGATGATCGTCTGGCCGACTGTGATGTCTGTTGACTCAAGGGTCTGAATCACGGCGTAGTCGTCCACACGTTGTGCGTGTGTAACGGTGAATACGGCCATGATCCAGTTCCCTTCAGTGTTTCAGTTTGCTCAGGTCAACTTGACGAACTTGGTTGCGTCAATCATCAAGGTTGCGAGGTAACCGCGCCATGCGATGGTGCGTGACAACGTGCTCGGTACGTCGATGCTGATTGCACCCTTCATGGATTCAAAGATTTCAAATCCTGATGCGTCACCGACGATGCAAGTGTCGGCTGCGAAGTTGCGGTCTACGACGACGCGTAAACCGAACGCGACGATGCCGTCGGTCTGTGCTGGCGACTGTGAACCGTAAGCGTTCATTGGTCCAACATTGCTGAACAACGGACGACCAGTGGTGTCCACAAGCTTGCCTGCAGCGGCCCACATATTGGGGCTCAAGAACAAGTGAGTCGGTAAGTTGCCGTTTGAGTTCGTCAAGATGGTGGACGATGCGTCGTAGATGTCGCTAATCCATTCGGCTGGGCTGGTCGGATCGGTGAGCACAGCGGACTGTGAGCATCCTGCGAGCAACGCGTCTGCAGCAACATTGTCGGTCGTGTTGGCGTACACGCGACCCATGTCGTCAAGGACGAGTTGAAGAATGTTGGGATCGGTCCAGTCAAGATCCTGTTCGGAAATGGTCACGTAGCCACCGTACGTATTTTTGGTGACGGTGTTGCGTGTCACTTGGAGAGTGCCAGCGGTGAGTGCTGCGTTCTGTGCCGATTGCACACCCTGCGAAACATGTGTCCCGACTGAAGGACGAACGAAGATCTGGCCTCCAGTGGGCATGGCCTTAGTGCCGATTGCATCGATCACTGGACGGAGACCGCGGAAATTGTTATAGGCGGGCTGAACGATGATCTCGGGCAACGCGCCCGGGTTTGATTCGGTGTCAATGTACGGAGCGGAAGGTGCAGCTGCACGTACGTTCTCGTTCATTTGTGCGAAGTCAGAACCGCCACGCAAGAAAGTAGCGATGTACTCTGCGGGTGACGGCAATTTGAATTCGCGCTTGGCGGTTGCGTAGATGGGTTGAGTCGCGACAGCGGCTTCAACGGTTGTGGGTTCTGACATGGTTTCATCCTCCTCGGATGGTGTTGGGGTTGTTTCTATTGGGGTTTCGTCGGGTTCTGTCTCTTCTGCGGAGGCAGCGATGCTGGTGATTAACGCGTCCTTGAACGCTGGAATTGCGACGAGCGACAATTCCATGAGTGAAGCCTTGGTGACAACTGTTGCTTTCAAGTCTTTGTCGTAATGCGACTCGATCACTTCAGCACCAACGGAGACAGCGTCGTATGCTCCAGCCTTCACAAGTTCCACGGCATCAGCGGATGCGCGAGTACGAGCGAACGTCGCAGTAAAGCCGAGGCCCTCTTCCATATCTGCCAAAGCGTTTACGGTGCCACGCAACTGCGAAAGATCATGTCCTTCTATGAGTTTGGCGTTCTTCTGATTAACATCAAAAGCACCGCGAGCAAAAGCTACTTTTTGGCCGCCTGAAACTACTGCGGTAGTCGGTGCCCACGGGACAGCGATACCAGAGATAGATGCGGGTGCGTCCTGATCCGACTTTGCAAAATCAAGTGTTGGTAGGTCGGCTGTAAAACGAATCATGCTGGGGTCTCCATAGGTGTGTCCATCGGTTCACGATCGGACGCTGATGGTTCATGCTGAACTTCAGTCAAATCGTTTTGCTCCAAATATTCTTCAACATCAAAGCAAACGTAACGATTTTTTGGAAGTATTGGTTGCATTGACAACGTCTGTTCTATGCAGTCCAAATACTGTTTGGTTCCCAGTAGCCAAAGATCTCTAAGCGACTGTTGCGCGTTCTGATAAGTCTGGCCGGGCACGCCGATTCCTAAAAGATATGCGGGGATTCCCGTCGTTCGTGAGAGTTCAAGACTTTGGAACTGGCGCGCTTCTACTAACTGCAGTTTGTTCGGGTCACTCGAAAACTCTTTAAAAGTCACAACACTGTTGAGTGCTCCGATCGCGCCGACTTGGCGAGCGTTACGCCAAGCAGCTGCGAGTTCACTGAGATCTTCAGCGGACATCGGTTCGGATGCGTCGGTCTGCTGAAGCCACCCGGCAGCAATCTCGTTGACAGCAAAACGGTCCGCGGCCTGTTGCAATTTAATTGCTGTATTAATTGCGCGATTAGCGGTATATAGCAAACCTTGAGTCGGTGCCAAGAACTGGACGACGTCGTCAGTGTTTAATGGGTATCCGTTGAAAGTGATCTCATTACTCGGGCCGAACCATTGCGGGCCTGCTTGATCCAAAGTGTTCACCATGGATGCGGGCAACCATTGGAACGAAAGCGGACGACCAGTGGCGGACGAACGACTTGAGATAAACCAAAAAGCGCGTCCATGCAAAATCAAATCCGTTACCAGTTGCGAGAACATGAAGTTTCGAGTCACCCGCGGATCGGGCTGTTCCATCCACGGCTCAACGGGCAAGTAAATCTCTTCGTACTCTTCGCCATTCCATTGAGTTGTGTAGTGCTTTAATTCAAGCGAACCGACCATGGATGCGATCATCTGAATGGATCGTGCAACAGTAGGAACAGAGAGTGCCAGTTCTTGCGATGCCCCGACGGAATACGTGTAGAACTGGCCCACCTGTGCGGCAGAACCTGCTGCAGCCTGTATCGGAGCAGACGCGAACGCGGGGGTTGCATTCACTTTCTTGTTTCCGAAAAGAGCCATTGCTCCGATTCTCTCACAGATATTTCTTGTATGTAAGTACCCCTACCCGAAAGCAAAAGCGGCGCGAGATGACCTAGTCGGTCGTCCCGCTTCAGCAGCTGCAAACACCATGCAACGGGCGAGGGTGATCGGACCGGGTGACTTCTGACTAGACAACGGTGCACCGTCGTCCACCTTGACCTGTACCGCCCTAGTGACGTGTTCAGATAATGCAATCTCACCAGTGTGACGCAACTTGTCCTCCAAGATCATGCCACGGCAAATCGGTGTTGCTGCTTTCAGTTCTTTGTAACCGACGATCTGAGTACGGCGCACAAGATCGGGCGGGGTGTGCGGATGCAACGTCGGATTGATCCTTAACTGGATCTCTCGGTTTTGCATGACACGATTTACTTCTGCCCACATTTGTGACTGGGAGTCCACCACGAATTCGGTCGTGACGATCACGCCGCCTTCGTGCGCGACAGCCCTCACGCCGCAATACAAAGTGTCGTTATCAAGCGAGTTATCCACGCACAAGATGCCGCCGTCTGGGATCTGCACTTGGCTAACTCGATCAGCCCACAAACCGAACGGGAGCCACGAGTCAGCGGACGCAATCCACAGGTTCATGTGGGCACGCAAGAACGCCCCACGGTCAGGCCCAGCAAACGCCTTTTCTAACGCACGCCACTGGATCGTCGTCCCTAACGCAGGATTTGACCAAGGCCACCACTGCCGATCCTCACAATTCACCCCGGGCGGAGGCGACCATTCACACCAGTAGATCCCGTTTGTGATCCCTTTGTCAATCGCGTGCAACGCTTGTTCTCTTAGCATTTGCATCGCAGCACTTGACTGATCGCCAGCAGTGGAGAAGCACGCCAACAGAGGGTTCGGTCGTGCGATCTGCGACGGCCTGAACGCATCAAACAACACTTCGGAACTGATGTCCCACAACTCGTCCACGCACAGCAAGTCTGGACTGCCACCGTGCTCGTCAGCTCGTGCGACACCCATGCTGATCACGCTCCCGTTGTGACACTGGATCGCTTCGTCACCGTTTGTTCGGCGGACCGTCGCCAAGTCCAGTTTCTCAAATGTTGTCGCCAAGAATCGCCACGTCTCCATCGCTCTTTTCTTCTTGTTCGCAACGATCTGAATCTCCTGCGGACGACCCCACCATTCAGGACCCTTAAGTGCCCACGCTGCACAAAGTGCTCGGAGCATCCAACTTTTTCCATTTTGGCGGCCCGTTCCAATCACGGCTTCATTTGAACACAGTCGCCCAGTGCCATCGTGACCCAACATCCCCGTCAACGCTCGAATCTGCCACGGCATCAAAGTGATTTTTAAAACTGACTCAGCGAGAGCTGCAACCTCAGCACCAAACGAAGCGACCGCATCTGAAGGTGTTTCCAATCTTGGCTCAGTGCGCCCAAATTCTGGTCGATCCGACTCGGTTCCTGCTGGTTTCGGCTGGTTCGGGGAAATCAAAGAGG